CGCTTCTACTACGGCGAGAATGGCTACGGCTTCGGCGCAGACGTCTACCACAACCTCCTGATGTGCGGCGTCAAGACGGGGGTCATCGAGGCTAGCGGTGCCTGGTACGGCTTCCAAGGTACCGCCATCTGCAATGGCCAAGACAACGCAGCCGCTGCGTTCATGACCAATCCGACGCTGTTGGAGGCGGTCCGGCAGGCGATCTTCGCCAAGGTCGGTCTCAATTTCATCACGAAGGAGACGTTCTAGGAGGAAGCATGTCGTTCTGCGAAGACACCACTTGGCAGAAGGACCACAGCGATCCAAAGGATCCCGTCCACAAGCATGAGGACGGCACGTGGTGGTTCTTCGACGAGACTTGGGCATACGAGCACGGGCCATTCGACTCCGAGGCGCAGGCGAACGAGTACCTCAACAAGTACGTCGAAGCCTTCTGCCTCTCGAATAGCCAAATCATGACGCGGATGGAAAAGGGATGATGGCACTAGTGCTTTGTCTGAACGCGCTCTTCTTTCTCTTCATGGGCCTGTTCTTCAAGGCGGATACGCTCTTGAACATCAGCATGAAGTTCATCTGCTGCGCACTCTTCGTGGGGAACATGTTCATCATCCTCAAAGAGTCCGGCTACATAGTGAAGGTGCATTGATGGACGCCCGCACGTCGAAGCGACAGAAGAGAGTCAGCAGGAAGCAAGAAGAGAGGATGGCCGAAGATCTCGGTGGTCGAGCTCAGCCAGCATCCGGCGCTCTCCCTGGGGCGAAGGGCGACGTGCGGAAGTTTGGCGTGGTGCGAGCCGAGGCGAAGTACACCGTCAAGAGCTCGTACATCCTCAAGCTATCGGACCTGGACAAGATCATCGGCGAGGCAGGGCTGTACAGTGCAGTCCTCCAGCTCTGCTTCGTCGATCGCGCCAATCGCCCAGTCGCTGAGTTTGCCATCTATCCAATGGCCGACACTAAGACGCAGCTCACGTTCCAACAAGCCGCCGATCTACAGACATTTTCGGCTCGGACAACCATCGACCGAGACCGCACGATCCTCAAGCTCATGAAGAAGAACATATACATCGTCTTCTCCAAACGACAGATCGACGGCTCAACGCACCATAGGTGGTTTTGTCTGCATTACTGGAAGGACTACCTGAAGACGTTGGAGGGGGCCAATGCTTGAGATCATGACCATCAGGGACTTCATGTCTCTCCCCGTGCAGCAGCGGGAGGAGATCTTGAAGGCCCTGCGAGTCAGAGATCGGCTCGACCGCTGGCTCGACAGCCTCAACACGAAGAGGCCAACGCTCATCCAACCGGAGTGGAAGCAGTGCAAAGGCTGCAGCGACGGCGAGTATCCCGGCTGGGTTCTCCACACGCCTCGCAACGATTCCGACATTCACCCGTCGCAGGTGAACAAGTGCATCAAGAAGCTCTGGTTCGACTGCGCCGGCTATGCGCCCTATGCGGAGGACAACGTCGACCCGCGCGTTCGCCGCATCTTCGATCTCGGGCACGCCTGGCACCACACCATCCAGAGTTACGGCAAGTCCGGGGCCTGGGGGCCGAGAGAGCACTACCATGATGAAGTGCCCATCGATCCCGACGCGCTCGACGAACAAGGTCGGCCGATCCTCCCAGTCGCCAACAATCTCTGGATTCGGGGCTCGGCTGACGCCATCATCGACCGCTACGTCATCCCGGCTGTTCCTACGCTTGGTGATGTTGCGGTGCGAATGGTCCACGAGTACAAGACCATCAACTCCAACGGCTACACGAACCTGAAGAGGCCGAAGCCGGAGCACAAGTGGCAGGCGATGATTTATGCGGCCGTCTTCGACGTCCCGCTCGTCGTCTATCTCTACCTGAACAAAGACACCTGCGCTCAGATCGACTACCCCGTTCCCTTCGACTTCGCCCTCTGGCAGCAGATCGAGCAGAAACTGCAGACGGTGAAGTACTACATCGAGAACGACCAGCTCCCTCCTTGGGAGATCACCTCGGCAGTGAACAACACGAGCGAGTGCAGGGAGTGCGGCTACCTCAAGCTCTGCGGCCCCAACCTGAGGAGATAACGTGCAAGGATTTCAGAATCTCCAAACCGACATCTCCTTCGAGGAGGCGTCGAGGATGTTCAACGCGGTGCCCATGAAGGTCCAGACCATGCTGCTGCAGAAGGGCTTTGGTGGCGCCCCGAACCCACCCCAAGTCCAAGACCAAGCCACTGGTCAGACGGTGCCGTTCAATGGCAGGATCCCAACTGACCTGACGGCCCTCAATGACGATTGGCTCGGCTACTATCTCGGTTTGCTCTCTGGCTGGATGGACTACGTCCAGCAGCAGCTCGCTGAGGCACACTCTTCGATGCGGATCGCGAACGAGAAGCTCGAGTTCGTCAACGCGCACCTCCTCATGATTCACAAGAAGGATGGTGAGAAGAAGAGACCGGAGCCGGAGCGAAAGGCGATGGTGCTCATCGACCGGCGCTACGTCGAAGCGCAGGCAGAGGCCATCTATCACGAGACGTACTATCGCCACGTGAAAGCAATCGCCGAGACAGCGGAACAGAGCTACTCGGCCGTCTCTCGCCGCATCAGCCAGCGTCAGCAAGACATCGAGCGGCAGAAGCGCCAGACTACTGTGGGCAACGTCAGTGGCCCGCTCTTTCATCGCCCCTAGGAGAAGACCATGCTCTTGACCGTCAACGGCGAAGCTGACAACGGAAAGGACTACGTCGCCGACTGGTGCGCCCAGCGACTTGGTCTCGTGAAGATCGCCTTCGCCGATCCAATGAAGCGCTTCGTCCGCCAGCTCTTCGGCGTGCCCTTCGACAACCTCTGGGGGCCATCGAGCAAGAGGGAGGAGACGCTCGACGCGGTGCCACTTTGGGCCACGGCCTGGGCGCAGATGCACATCCTGCATCAGTTCACCGCTCGAGTGGTTCCCGAGAGCCTGGGCCCGGACGTTCGCGCCAGAGCGTTCGACGGGCTGCATCGATGGTTCACCCAGCTTCAGAAGCAGTACCCGGAGAAGATCTCCGCTCGCATCATCCTACAGACGCTCGGCACGGAGTGGGGACGAGAGGTCTACCCGGACATGTGGGTGGACTATTTGTTCGACGTCCAGCTCCCTCTTCTCGCCCAGGGATACGTGTACGAAGCCGATCTTGGAGTTCGAACCAACATCGAGCCTGGGACGCCGAAGAATGGCATCGTCATTCCCGACCAGCGCTTCATCAACGAGCTCGACAAGTCGGAGGCCCGCGGAGGCTACTCACTCAGGACGAGACGACTCTCTCGAGTGAAGCAGGACAACTCCAATGTCGGGCTGCAAGGGCACCGCAGTGAGCAGGAGCAGCGAGGTATCCCCGACTCTCGCTTCAGCAAGGTCTTCAACTTCCCCGAGGGCTTGGACATCGTCAACAAGATGCTCGAGGACTGGGCCGTCGGGTTTGCCGGGAACATGCCCTGATGCTCACTCTACCGACGCCTCCAGAGTACACGCCACCTGACGGGCTGCAGATCGTCATCCCTTTCCTGCCGCCGAGCTCGAACCACATCTACGTCAACGGCAGAGGCGGTCGGGGCAGGTTTCTGAGCAAAGACGCCGAGGCTTGGAAGAATCGCTTCACGCAGCAGGTGGCAGCACCGTACATGATGCAGATTCAGTCCTTCTGCAAGACGATCGACAACGACCCGAACTCGATCCTCGAGATGTGGATGACGTTCTTCTTCGACAACGAAGATCTCCTGAACACCACGTTCGGCAAGGCCGTCAAGAACCCAGCGAAAACACGGTACAAGAAGATGGATGTACAAAACCGTATCAAGCTGGTGACGGACGCAGTATTCAAAGCCCTGGCCCTCGACGACTCGCTGAACTTTCGTGAGATCCACGATAAGTGCAGCGCCGATCTTGTTGGAGGCCACAGCGGGATCTGCATCCGTCTGAAGAAGGCTCATCCCGCAACATTTGGCGTCTAGGAGGTGCTCGATGTCCCACGGGCACGACCATAAAGAGTACAAGCGTGTCTTCGGGGACGTCGAGCGAGGATCTCGCGGACTCCTAGTACTGTGCGATGGCGATGCTCCCAAATCCGGCACGGAGGTTCATCAGCAGGTTCGGGCTGTTTGTTTAGGGCGCCCGCTA